GAAATGTCAGGCAGGTCATGGAAAAGCAGAAGCTTTTCATGCAAGGCTGGCTGAACTACTATGGACTGGCGGACATGAAGTCAACGGCAGAGAAACTTGATCAGTGGCTCAGGCGACGGTACCGGATGTACATCTGGAAGCAATGGAAGAAGCCTCAGACGAGATACCGTAACCTCCGGAAACTGGGCGTGCCGGAAAAGCATGCCAGGATGACGGCAGGGAGCAGGCAATCGTACTGGGCGGCATCCGACTTCCCGGCTGTGAAAAGAGCCATAACAAAAGAAAGACTCGAACGCGCAGGATACTTCAATATATCCTTAGCGTACGAGTCGATTCATGAAGCCTGCATTTTACGGACTGTAGTCCATACTACGTAAGCCGATAACCTGATTGCATTACACGCGCCGTGTACCGAACGGTACGCACGGTGCGGTGAGAGGACGGGGGCTAATCACCCCCTCCTACTCGATTTTTTCGCGCATAAGGAACATGGACACTAATGGTAGAACTGAAAGATATTTTCGAAAGGAGAGTTGAAAATGGAGTACAAACGGTATGGAGGAAACGAGGATCTTTACTGGGCGGACGCTACGGACAATGACCCCAAACTAAAGATTATTATGGAAGGAGACTACAGAGGAAGGCACTTTGTGATTGGTGCGCATCGCACTGGAAATCCAAACGCTTATCTGGAGGTGAAGAAAGATGATTATATTAATCAGGAAGCTCAGACATATGAAAACTATGACGGTGGTCTTAACAGAGTAAATGGAGGAAGCACCTATTTCGGAAAAGCTTACTGGAATACGGACGATAAAAGATTATATGTTGGGTGGGACTACGGTCACATCCACGATTACAATGCCCGGCATCCAAAGCTTGAAGGAGTGAAATGGACGCTTATAGATATTCTGATGCAGATCTCCTGTGCAGAGAACGAAATTGAGACACTGAATGATAACTACGATTTAGCGGAATATATAGCGAACGGATAAAAGCGATGACGGCAACTGTAACAGGTTGCCTTCTTTTTCGCGCACAAAAAACACGCCCCATAATGAAGGGAGATGATAGATGAGAGAAAGAAAACGGAACCCTATTTGTAAAGGAGAAGAGGATTTAAACAAAGTCCTCTTCTTTCTTTTTTAGCAACGAAATTTTAGAAAGGCGGTGAAAAATCATGAAAGGCTATTATGAAAGAAGCTCCTACGTAGGCTTCATGCCGGACGGAACCAAGCAGCGGTTTCCGACATGGAATGAGTACGTAGAAGCGTACCTAGAGACGCTGAAGACGATGGGTAAGTAGCTGGCCGATCGTTATCAACTTTATTCTATTCAAAAATGGCTATAAACGCAAGAGAAATGAAAGGAGTAAAATCAAAATGGAAGCCCAGAAGATCGGGGACCGTCTTCGTGAAGCAGGAAACAAGGTTTGGAATACTGCAAAAAGCATTGGGCGAAAGACTGTGGACACAGTAAGCGGTGCAGCAAAATGGGTCATGGAAAACCCGGATAAGGCAGCGGCCATTGCCGGAACCGGAGCGGCTTTAGCTGGAGGAGCGAATAAAGTTATTCGCAGCATCAATCGTAATGTTACGCTCAGACAGGCAGAACGTGAAAAGAGAACAAGAGTATACGACCACAGTCTGAACGCTTATGTTTACACGAAGAAACCGCTGACCAAAGAACAGATTGAGTTTATTCACAAAGAAAGAAGACGGACCGGAAAGAAGGTCAGCGAGATCATGGCAGAGATGGATATTCTGAGGAAGTAGGAACGCACAGAAAACATTTGTGTAAATGAGGAGGATGGCCGAGATGTCATCCTCTATTATTTTTCAGGAGGGTTTTTAAAATGAAGAAAGCGATTTACAGAACGGACTATCTGAACAAACGGGATCTGCCTGAACAGCAGAAATTTATCGGCTATGATCCAGGTTATCTGTGGAGATCTACGGATTTCTTCAATGGGCCGAGAAAAGCTGGAAGATATTTGGTTATCAGTAAAGACGGATGTATCAGAGAAATGATGTCTACCGGAACTCACAGCAGCGAAAAGGAAGCGCGGATCTTGTTCGAGTTGGCTAGTAACTGCTCCTATGGCAGCGCCTCGTTCATTGATGATCGTGAAATGACTGACTGCGATATTATGAGCATATACCGTTCTCCATGGGGAAGATGGTATACACTTGAAGATTGGCAAGAATACGATAATTATGGAACGGACGTACGCGAGTATACGAAGTTCTCTGAACAGTACCCGTTATATTTCCTGGATCTGAATCTCGATGACAAAATTGAGATGGATGATAAAGGCGAAATCGCGGGTACGGACGCAATCCAGTATTTTGAACGAAATCTTAACGGCGAATTTGAAAAGGAGGAAGAATAATGCATTATCCGATTTATATTTTTACGAAGGAGTTTCCTACGGACGAGGTGATTGAAAAAGTTCTTGCCCCGTATAACGATGATGCGGATCCTGATCTTTATACGTATCCCGGAGTTCGGCCAGATATTCATTGGGACTGGTTTGAGATTGGTGGGAGGTACGGAGGGTTCCTGAAGATCCGATGTGACGAAGACGATGATGAATTCTATAAATGGATGATGTGGAGCGAAGAAATAAGAGCCGGAAGACTATTCCGATCTAATCTTCTTGAAAAATATTTAATGGCATTCGGGAGAAGACTTGCAAGTTTTGATGAAGTTCACTCGTTTCTTTACTGTGGCTATCGAGATGGATACATTTTTGCGGACGGAGCAAAAATATCTGATCTTGTAAATTTCGAAGAACTGACTCATATGGGGTACGGATATATCGATCCGGCAAATAATGAAGATAGCTCACGTGAATACTTCATTAATGGCAAGTTTGTTGAGAACGAACGTTATGATGAGCAACTTGCTGCTGCGATGGAAAGAAATAAAGACGGATATTTGACCGTTGTTGATATTCATGATTAAAAAGGAGGAAGAATAATTATGATGGAAACTGCAAAAGATTTTAAAGATGTAAGGATTGGTCTATCTAACGGAATTGATCGAGAGATTCTGAATCTGAAGCACTTTATGGAGACCATCGACGAGAATACGTTCAGTAATGATCAGCAGACAGTTGCTAACATTGTAGAACGGATATTCTATGCAAATGAAGGCATTAACAAGCTTGTTAATGTTCTTAGCTTTATCGATTGCTGGGAGGAAAACGGTGAGCCTCCGCGGCTTTCTCAGCATGCCCGCTTTGAAGAAAAGAGCGAAATCAAAGATTGGCAGAAGGAAATAATGATGCGGGAAGGAACCTTACCGAACGAGTAAAGATATTTGAAAGGAGCGATGAAAAATGGCTGGAAAAAAGAAGCCCTATATGGTTTTTGAAACAAAGGAAGATTTTGATAAACTGTGGAGCGACGTTGTTGAAAAACAAACGATTCGTGCTCGAGCTGAAGGTTTCAAAGACGGATCCATATGGGTTTTAAGCTATGTCCAGGAACTTTTTCAGGACATGTTTAATCCAGAGGCTTTTACTTTGGCCGAAGAGGAACTTCGTCATCGGAATATTGAGGAATGGCGAAAGACCCATGTTATGGAAACTCTGAAGCATAAGCTGGATAAAAAACATTTATTCGATGAAGATCACGCATAAAAAACTTATCTTATGATGAGAAGGAAAGATCATCTGCCCTTAAGACATCAATGATGGCACAGGCGACAGAGACCTGTTTGGGTGTAAACCCGCCAGATGATCACAAGTGCTTGCGGAGGCTGCCTTCTCTTATATTTTTAGCCACCCTAAAAAAGAAAGGAGCGATGCTGATGACCATCAAGATCAAGGGAAAGACTTTGCTGGTAATTGTGGCAGGAGCAGGAATGATAGTAACTGCATATCTTGCCGCGAGGAATACGCCGGAAGCGCAAAAGAGAAAGGAGGAGGCGCTGGAAGCAAAAAGAGCGGCGACCGGAGATGAAAACGCGGAGCTTACATTCTTTGAATCGACGAAAGCTCAGATTGGGGCTTATATTCCCGCGATCATCAGCGGAACCGTTACGCTCGGAAGCTTTGTCGGATCCGAGGTTATTAATAAGGAAATGCTGAAGAACGCAAAAACGGCAATAAACGATTTTAAGTCCATGGCCGATGAATTAGACGGCAAAGGCTCATCGAAGATTATTGAAAAAGCGGTTGAACAAAAGAAGCTGGATGAAAAAGCTCATAAATCATGGGATACAAAAGAGCATTTTAGAATCCAATTCCAGAATCAGATCATTGAATTTGAAGCTACAAGAGCGGACGTTCTCGAAGCTTTTTACGGAGCCAACAGATATTTTCAGGGAAGAGGATTGCTCACTTTCAACGAATTCCTTGAATTCCTTGAACAGAAGCCGGTCAAGGAGGGCGACGATCGCGGATGGGAAGCCTCTATCGGTGAGGCCATTTACGGATACGTATGGATCGATTTCGGACTTAAGCCGTGCGAGGACGAGCCGTGGATTACGGATATTTACTTCGCGGTGTATCCTCACTTCTTTGATGAGGACATGTGTAACGCTGAAATCGACGAGGGATGCCGGAAATTCACCTATTCCGCAAAAGAAAAAGAAACAAATCATCTGCCGGAAAGCTCTGCAGAGAGCGCTGATAAATCAAAAGACGATCAGCCGCCGTGGTAAGGAGGAAAAATGGAAAGTAAAAAGATCTGGATGCGGCTTGGCGTGACCGTTCCGGTTACGGACGACGAGTTATTCGCCATCATGGAAGAGGCTCATCGGTCTGTATGTGATCGATTTGCGGGGTTCCCTCCCAGGGCGGACAGCATGGACGACTATGACCTGTCTGAGGAGGAAGCGAAGGAATTTCTGAAACGTGCGGTTGCGGACGGAGAAAGTTATATTCCCGAAGTTTGCTTCGACGAGCATATAGAATGGTGGAAAAAGGAAAGAGAAAGGAGACTTGAAAATGCAGAAAAATCTTGACGGATGGAAGATTACCTCTCTGGAATACGATCCGGAAACGGACGAGACCTGTATCGTATGCGGAGCGAACCGGCAGTATAAGATTCCAAAGAAATGGACGGCGGATACAATGATCTACGCTCTTAAAAACCTGAGGATGAAGGGGCGAGAAAATGGCTGAAAAGATATTTAACTGCGAAAGATGCGGAAAGGAAAAGGTTTTGTCGAGAGAAGGAACCGCATTCGCACAAGTACAGTACCGACTGTTTGAAGACGGAACAGTCTGGGAAGGAAAACCGAAGGTTATATGCCGGGAGTGTTTTAATGAATACCAGGAATGGTACAATAATGGAATGAAGGGAGATGAGAGTAATCGCATCTGAACCAATGTTCACTGTGCATATTCGCTTTGAAGACGGAGCGCAGCCGGTGCTTTATTATGGCATGAAGCTTACGGACGTGCTGGATATTCTGAAGGAATGGTGCGTAAGCTGGATTCTGATTCCTGACGTCGGAAGTTATCTGGACGGTATTTGGACTTTTTACGCACGGCCGAGGGAAGACAACGGAATGAGCTTTCCGGAATTCCGGGAAAGCATGATCGAAAGGCATCGGAAGATGCAGTATGATATTTTGAAAGGGGAGTGACAACCGCCACCAACAAGTTATTAGAAAGATTTGAGCAGGAAAGATCTCTTAAATGGTTTGGAGAAAACGAGAACGTCGAACTATTGCTGGAAGTGGCCCGATGTCCGGGAGACCGCGGAAAGATCGCGACTCTTTTGCTGGATATTTTTGGAAGCTTCAAAAATATTCTGGAGGCAAGAGAAGAGCAATTGGAAGCAGTCGACGGCATCGGGCCCAAAACAGCTATAGCAATTAAGCTGGTTCTCAATTTTATGCGAAAGTGGCAGGAATCTGCCATGGAAGAAGGAAAGTCCATTAAGAATACAACGGAGGCCGGAAAATACTGCAGAAGCCTTCTGCTTGGAAGCCGGACAGAACAGTTTTACGTCATCTGTCTTGACGCAAGATGCCGGGTTATTGGGGAGAGAAAAGTCAGCGAAGGATCGCTGAGCGAGGTTAATGCGTACCCGCGCATTGTGATAGAAACCGCATTGAATTACAACGCGCACAGCGTACTTCTATGCCATAATCATCCCGGCGGAACAAATCATCCAAGCGGAGAAGATATTCAAAGTACCCTTCGGCTCCGTAAAACACTGAGCGAAATCGGTGTTAATGTGCTGGACCACATCATCGTATCCGGCAATGATATTTACAGCATGATGCAGCACGGAGACATTCCGGCAAGATTCTAAAGTACAGAAGCACTTAAGCGCAAAGGAATGGCGCAGCACTGAGTTGCGATGGAACAGCACAGATCAGACGCGTCGGGAATGACATGGCAAAGGAAAAGCGCGGAGACGACTTGAGATGCAATGGATAGGCATAGACCCGCTAAGGAATAGAACAGAACGGAACCGCATGGTAATGAAACGGAATTGCATAGCAACGAAACGGAATTGCGAAGCGATGAAACGAAACGTTATCCCAAAAGATATTTTAAACGGAGGAACACTAAATGGAAATGGATTTCAAGGCCAGCGATATGGAACTGCTCGGAAAGGCGAGCGCAATTATGAAGTACGACGAGTATATTCAAAAACGTGAGGACTATCGGATTCGTAATCCAAGAAAATATGTGAACGCGAACACCCATCGCAAAATCATGCAGGAATCCATTGATCTGGCGAAAACGGTTATCAGCCATGGAGGTACGGACGATGAAGTTCGCAATGCCGTCATGTACTTCTACGTCTGTGTGGATTCCAGAAAGTACTGCCTTAACCACAGTAAAGCCAGAAAAGACTTCCGAATCGATGAACTGATAAAGAAATACATGAAAGATATTCCGGCCGAGTAATACTTTTCAGCATCCATTTCGAGACGCACGGAAAACATTGCGTTTAATGAAGAAGGCTTACTTCTGTATCGAAATGGATATTTGAAAGGAGAAGAAAAATGAAAGGCAAACTAGCATGTTTAATTGGACTGACGATCTGCGGAATCATCGGATGGATCGCAGGCGGTAAGCACATCCAAGACCTAAAGCAGAAGCAGAATGATATTGACGCTGAACTGAAAGCGCTGCGTCAAGACGAAAAGGAATTGCTTAGGGCATTGGATGAATACCATCAGAAGACGGATGAAGAAATACGAAAGACATAGGAACTGATTGCGCTGCTAAAAGACCTGAACGGAATTGATCTAATGAATATGGACATCCAAATCGATCCGGAATAAAAGGTTGCCTTCTTCTAGAAATTATGGTAAAAAGAAAGAGGAAGGAGTGAATGAAAAAATGGCAATGAAAACATTTACGTGCCCCAAATGCGGGGGAACCTTACAACATGATGAATTGAAAGATATTCTGTCATGTCCATACTGCGGAGCGGCAGTGGAAAAAGAATCTGACGCGATTGACAAAATTCTGAGGTATAAAGAAAGAAAAGCTCAGAGACAACTTGAGGAAAAGAAAAGACAGGAAGGACGGACCCAGGAAGGACTGAAAAGTCTACGTATCATGCTGGTGGTACTAATTATCGCAGCAATTGTTATACACTATCTTGGCATCAAGTAAAGCGTAAGATTGGACTAACGGGAGAACTGAGGAAACTCGGTTCTCCCATTTTTTATGCGAAAGGAGAGATATGAGCGTGATTGACTTTTTAAAGAAAGCGGTTAAGCCTGTAGCGACCGCGGCCATGATATTTATTGGACTCGGGGCGGTAACGGCGTTTTCTGATTCCAAAAACTGGAAGGATTTATTCAACATATATGTTGAACCGCCAGTTGGTCCGTGGCATACTACGGAATTCTTCAGAAGCGCGAAAAAAGACGAAAACGGAACGATCATTCTTCATGCGGATGAACTGAGACAGCTTCGATGGATGACCGTAGCCCAACTGAGAGCAATCTTCAACGGACGGCGAGACCAGTTTCAGGTAGAAAACTCACCGGCAGCCTATCAGGAACTGAGATGGATGACAACCGCGCAAATAGAGGCGATCTTCGGAAAGACGGATATTCCATAAGACGCACAAAAAACATGGTTGTAAATGAGAAAGGAGGTAAAGGACCATGAAGGAGAAAATTCTGGCAACTGTTGTGATCGGATTTCTTGAAGTTGCGGTTTTGACTGCTTCTGCGACAGCCGGAAGTCTGTTTGCGGATTGCATCAAAATGAAGATTCAGGAAAACCTGATTCGAAAAGAACAGAAAAAGACTAAAAGGACCAACTAACGATCAATAAAGAAAGGAACTGATATTTAAAACGCAGTTCCTTTCAGTTTTTCTTCGCAAAGGAATGGCTTGGCATTGAGTTGCGATGGAAGAGACTGGCGGCGAATGGCCTTGACAAGCAAAGGAAGAGCAAGGAGACACAAGGAATTGAATGGCGAAGGAAAAGCGAAGTATCGATGGGCTGCGAATGGCCTTGACAAGCAAAGGAAGAGGAAAGCGGAGTATAGACAGGCAAAGCCACGGCAAGGCAAAGCGGGGCAGAGAAACGAACGGCTGAGGAATTGCAAGGATATGCATAGGCTTGGAACGGTATGGCAATGCTAAGGAATGGCACAGTGTGGTACGGTAAAGCTCGGCAAAGGAATGGCGTAGAGATGCGAGGCTGCGAAAAGCTAAGCGATGGCACAAAAAGATATTTGAAAGGAGCAACAAATATGGCTAATAAAAAAGGAAACATGACACTGGTGGAACTGCAGGGTATTCTGGGTGATCGGGTTCGCGTAACACTGAGGGACGATATGACTCCGGAAGAGCGTCAGATCGAAAACGAGCAGAGCCGGATGATTATGCTGCTGGGTAAGCAGATGATCAACAACGGACAGCTTATTCTGCAGACTGAGAAGCTTGCGGCTCAGAACAAGAGCCTGGTGTCATCCGTAGCCATGAAGCTGGTGGGCGAATGAAGACACGTGTCAGTCATGTTTGGCATGATGAGTGGCTGAAAGAAAATGTTACCAGATTTCAGAGCTATACCAAAGCCACAGAGGCTTATCGTGAAAAATTCCAGGTGGATATTTGCGTGGCGGCGCTGAAGAATCATTGCCGATATGTGCTGGGTATCCGAAAATCACGAGGCCCTAATTATCGGCACATTACGCAGGAGCAGGCAGACTGGCTTAAAGATATTTACCCTAAGGTCGGCGTAAAGAAGGCCCGGGATCTTTGGAACAAGCGGTATGGTGACCATCTGACGGATATTTGTATCAAGCAGATCGCAAGGCATAAATGCGACGTGGTTGTGGATCCGAAGGTTGCCACGGCTAATAAGCTGAAAGCGGCACACGGCAAAGGCAGCAAGCGGGCTCTGCGCGAACCCGGTGATACCCGGATGGAATGCGGAAGAATGGTCATGAAGGATACGGACGGCCAGTGGAAAAGCGCAGGACGCTGTGTATGGGAGAAAACTTACGGAAAGATTCCGGCTGGGTATGCATTGATCGCTTTAAACGGCGACACAACGGATATTCAGCCGGAAAATCTGGCGATTGTCCCATGGGCCTACCTTGGTATACTTCAGCGGAATGATTTCTTCAGCAGTGATCCGGAAATTACCAAGGCAGGAGTTATCTGGTGCGATCTAAAGACATTATTAGATGCGGAACAAAAAGATATTTGAAAGGAGAAAAGGATTATGGTTACACTGAAGGTAAAGGTTACATTTGACGAGGACGTATTGGGGACGGCAAGCGCGAATCCGGATATTCATAAGGAATACATCGCGAGCAATGCTCCGGACGCGGCTACGATGAAGGAAGAGGTCGAAGCCATCGGCGCGGAAGAGGTCTTCGAGAAGAGTATGACTGTGTTTCCCCGCGGCAAAGACGGAGGACCAATCGCCTGGGACTATCAGTGGAAAGGATATTTGAAGGACGCATTTAAGAGCCTGAAGAAGGTACCAAAATCCGAATGCGGCAAGATCAAGGCCTACAAGCAGGAGATCGACGGACTGATATTTGTCTATCCCCGGCAGATTCCGATTCAGCTGCCCGAAGGAGGAGAAATCGGCATCTGCCAGCGGCCTCTCAGGGCTTCAACCGCTCAGGGAGAGAGGATTGCTCTGGCCAGCTCCGAAACTGTTCCTGCCGGATCCACCATGATATTTGACATCCGGATGCTTCTTGACAGTCATGAGAAAGCCGTTATCGAGGCGCTTGATTATGGAGAGCTTCGTGGATTTGGACAGTGGAGGAATTCCGGAGCAGGACGATTCCACTATGAAATTCTGAAGAGGGAGACTAAGGAATGAAACAGTTCGGTAAAATCGTGCTGGCAGTTGTCGTTGGATGTGCGATCTATGACGTAGTCGACGGCTGTCTCGAAGCAACAGTCCGGGTGATACGACGCAGAAGGAAGCACTCGCAGCGGACAGAGCAATCTAATCCTGTCGAGGGAAGCCGAATCTACAGTCCGAAGGAAGACGGACGACGTCCAATCGGATTTAAAATGAAAGAGGACGAATGAGTTAAAAAGATATTTCGGAAAAGAAGACGTGGTCGATCAAGGCCACGTCTTTTTAATATTTTTTAAGAAAAGAGGATGAAACCTATGAGTACCAATGCGGAATGGAGAATTTTTATTGAGAGCGACAAAACTGTCAGGAACTATTTCTGCACGGAATGCAAAGTTTTCAGCGGATTAATGCACACGCGAACAGTAACCGACAGAGACGGAAACACCCACAGAGAATACAAAGTTGTCTGTCAAAAATGTTCCAAGACAGGGCCGCTCCATTGGAGCAAAAGCCTTTCGGAATTCAGCTGGCAAGCGATTAATCCGAATTTCGATGACAATTTCATCTCAAAACCCGTGGAAGAAATGAAAAAGAAAGGGTGATGTGATGAAATGATCCGGTTGTTTGAAAACAGCAGTCAATGGATCAGCGCAAATTTGGTTTACGAGGGTAAAGAGTATATTTACGAAATCCTTCTGACCCCTTTTCCAACGAGGCACGGAATCTATGCCGGAAAGATCGTCAAATTAAATTTGTATGACGAGCAGGATCAAAAGATTGCTGAATACGATCAGGCATGGATCTTCGGTCCAGAAAAGGGTACGGACGCTTACAAGGTGGTATCAAAGATTCTGAAAGAGCACAATTATCGAAAGAAAGGAACAACGACCGCATGAGAAACGTATTCGAGATTGTCTATAAAGAAGGGCATTATATCATGCGGATCAATCAAAAATTCTACCGAAGCTACGGTACCTTCTCCGAAGCCGTAAAAGAAATCGAAAGAATAAGAGCGAAAAAGGGGTGATATTTTAGTATGGATCCGATAAAAGATTTAAATGAAGTTCCTGATATTCTTCCAAGTCTGGAAGGAATTCTGCAAGCGAATATCGATACTCTTGACAACTATTTTCAGAAGTTGAGCCGCGGAAGTGAAGAGAACAGACAGGCCATCATCAGCTGGAGCAACGTAAGAGAAGCAGCGATTTCCTTCGCGGAAACGTTTGACAGGGTAAAAGATGACGTAAAATGAGAGAGGAGTGATTGCAGCCAATGAGATCATCTTAAAAGAAAGAAACGGTTCAAGTTTATATATTCAGGAGATCCAAAGGGTTTCTCTCAGGAATGCCAGGATCCAGAACGAGCGAAAAGAGAAAGATATTTTTGATCTGGACGCGGAGGGACGGATCCTGGCCAAACTGAGGAAGCCTATATATAAAGGACAGAGCAAAAACCGATGGCTCCGATTCTATAAAATGGAGCACGCGTAGAAAGGATATTTAAAAAATGGAAGTTGGAAATCGCGTTATTATCGAAACAAACGGACGCCTGAAATGGACGGATCATAATATGGCAACGATTAAGGAATTCAACGATCCGAATCTGGTCATCGTTCAGATTGACGATATGGATACAAGAATTCCTCCATATGGTTTAGCCACGGTCTTTGACTACGAAATCTTTTCGATCCCGATGATTGAGACACCCGAGACCGATCCCGTAAACCATCCAAGCCACTATACGGACGGGAAATACGAGTGCATTGATTACATTGAGACCAATGGTTTTCACCGGGACGGATATTTGTTCAATGCCGTGAAATATATCAGCCGCGCCGGAAAGAAAGATCCTGAAAAGTATGAAGAAGATATTCAGAAAGCCATATGGTATTTAAATCGAAGGGAGAAAGGCTTCGATGCCAAGGACCTTTGTCAAAGAGAGATGATTAACACAAATGATTATATTCAGGATAAAGGATTGGAAGGTACTCTTCGCGGAATCGCTTTGGAACTGATCAAAGGCGGGAACTACAGTCTCGCGGCTAAAGTCCTTCAGATGGAGCTAGACACGCATGACAAACATCTCTCTTAATGAGAGGAGACGGCTCTAACACGAAAGGAGCGGAAAAGATGATTTTAGAAATGTTTGGAAAAGCGAAACAGAAGGTGACGCCAAAAGATATTCAGGAAAACATTCTTAAGATCCAGACGACGATGAAATACATCGAGGAAGAAACGGAAAAGACGGTAAACGAACTGAAGACGGTAAACAAAGAAACCGAGGACGGACGGATCAGATATGATCGGCTGCATGCGGATCTTCAGGAAATGAATGAGCTTTACAAGGCTCTTCAGGAAATGGAGGAAAGACAGTACGGAATTCTGAAGAAGTATCGTGATTCGAGGTTTTATATTCAGCCGAAGGACTTAATGACCATTGGAGGTCTGACCTTCCTGGCGGTGATCGTGATTGCGCTGGATCGGGAAAGCCCGAAAATTACAAAATTGACAAGCTTTATACTGAAGCTGCTGCCATTACACATTTAAGATCAAAATTGGATAGAAAATGGAATGACAAAGCTGTTTCCTCGAAGAGAGAAGAGGCCGGAATGGATGAAAACCCGGTCTCTTTTCTTTTTATTATATTTTAAACAGAAAGAAGGAAATTAACTATGCCGAGCAAAAAAGGAATCGAACAGGCTCTCACCTGGCTGAAAAGCAAAGCCCATGAAAAAAATACCCTGGACGCCGTAAACGCGGAACTTTGCATGAACGTCATTATGGATCTTCAAAGGCAATACGACCGTCTTGGAGCACAGTTTAACAACGTGAAAAACTCCCGATATGAAGAGAGCCCCGCTGTAATGAAAGAGGAACAGCTTTCATTCATCGAAGATAATGTGATCTCTACTTCAGAACGACCGGCTAAAAAGCAGGCACGCACGATGAACACGCCTTTAAATGAGAAAGGAGATGTTCATAATGAAATCATTCGGGAAAAAACTATTGGTGTTCGTAATCGGGAATCTGATAGTTGAAGGGATTATCTATGCCGCTTCAAATCTAATGGAAGGCAAAGATATTCTCGGCAACAAACCAGAAACGGCAAAGACAACGGTAGACATGAAAGGAAGAGTTCATCTTGGAACTGACGATTATCAAATAGACTAAAAAGTAAAGGAGTCATCCGAACAAAGGACGACTCCTTTATATTTTCAAAGAAAGGACGGACAAAATGACTTGCGAAAAATGCGGCGGTCACAATCTTTACACTCTGGACTCCAGACAAGCTCAGAGCGGAATCGGGCAAAAAAGGAGAAGGGAATGCGCAGACTGCGGAACAAGGGTCACGACCTATGAGGTGACAAAGAAGGAATACGATCTGATTCTGCAGTCTAAGAAAATGCTCATTCAAGTACGAAACATGCTGGAGCGTTTTGAAGAAGGGAAAAAAGCCAGTGAAGACAAAGCTGAATACTCGATCTGAGCCGGTTCGGATTTGCTACTTCGGGCGAAGAATCATTTATATTTGCCCTTCGTGCGGAAAACCCATCATCTTCCATAGAAGAGCCATGGGAAAAAGTCTTTGTATAAAATGCGGTCAACGGCTGGACTGGACGCCGCTGGATCAAATTCGTACAGAAGTTGTATCCGCGGAGAACGCGACGGACGCTGCCATCATCGCGGAAAAGTATTATCAGGCTTGCGGACTTAATGAAAAAGATTGGTTTGACTTAAGTGAGTTCCGGAAGAGCCTGATCGAGAAGGATCCGAGGAAAAAACCCAAAGAGACAGAGTTATATTTGTACTTTAAGAGCCCGAAAGAGTACGGACGATTCAAAAGAACGAACGGAGGAAAGAAATGAACGCTATTACAGCGAAACTGGCTGAAGAAATGAAAAAGGAACTCACCAGAAGCAAGTATATCGACGTCAGCTCCGGATGCGAAAAATTACTGTGCGTTTCAAAGGAAAGACTAAATACGGTGCTTAACCATTTGGTTCACGAAGGATATTCGGTGGTTACCATTAAAGAAAAAGGCTTCGGGAAGCCCGCGTTCCGTATTCTGTGCCGAAAAGGCGACCATGCTATTAAAGATATTCTGAAACAAAGAAAAATTATGACAGGAAGCGACGCTAAATGAACGAAAACAAAGATTCTATCATGTTTCCCATTGAGTTATTGGACTATGATATTTGCACCGGATGCCCGGAGATGGACATCGAGAACCACGCGATGATCATGTACTGCGGAGACAGTGTAAAAGTCTGCGAAAACCGCCTTCAGTGCACGCATGTCGACAGATGCCGTCATCTTTCGGAAAGCCTGAGTACGCATGAAAAACATGGACTATAATGAGAGAAGATATTTTCATCTTGGGAGTATAAACCCGACGGAGGGCGGTGAGCTTCGGCGAGACCCGTTTTTAAAACTATCCGTCATAATAGCTTAATGGAGGAGCAGGAAAGCTGTATAAGTTGATTACTTATCAGAATTTACAGCGGATGCTCAAGAGCGCTCCGTAAGGAGAGGCCCGGGTTCGAAGCCCGGAAAAGATGAAAAGGAACGTCTTCTCTTATATTTTCACTCCCGATTAAGACAAAACAGAAAGGAGCAGCTTGATGAACAACATGAGTGTAGACCAAATGAACAACATGATCGAGGAAGCCAATCTGAAAACCTGTCCTTTTTGCGGATATCCTGGCGTCAGGGTTCAAAGCATAAGATATCCTCATTCTCCTCAGAATCCATACCTCGGGCACAGCATCATGTGCGCGAACGAAAACTGCATTATGCACCAGACGGAAAAGTTTTATCTGACAGAAATAGCCGCCCAGATCGCATGGAATGAAAGGAGATCGACCACATAATGGACTACTATGGACACGTATACTTTGGACCGGACGAAAAAGAGAGGCAGCGGAAATTCCTTGAGACTATGAACAGCGCGGGGATCATCCAGTTAAGCAGCGAAGAGCTCGACAGAATATACAAGGATGATATTTCCACGCCGAAATTCGGATGTGACAATCACTTCGTGCTGCATGGAGAGGAGGAGAAAAAACGTTTCGGATATGTGATGGACGCTTTCTTCTCAGATAAGAAATACAATCTTACGGAGGAACCCGCGAGCAAAGAATTCAAGGAATGGCTGGATAAAAAGAACGCGCTAAAAACATCTCCATAGATGAGAAAGGAGGTGGACTCAAATGAGTCAGATTTATCTTGAAATCGGCGATGCCGAAAGTATGACGGCGTTCCTCGAGGAAGCGAAGATGAAGACCGGACTGCTGAAAGATATTTCACTGGACAAAGTGGAGTGTGTTTTAGCGGAGAAGGAATTTCCGATTCGTGTACCCGTAAATCTGGACGCGGTTATCGAACTGGCGATGAACCCGGTGGTGAAAAAGATATTTGGAAAGAAGATCGAAGAGACGACCAAAAAAGCCCTTTTGAAAGCGATTGAGAGCTGAGGAAACTCAGTTCTCTTTTCTTTTTCGATCCCGCGACAGATATTCGAAAGGAGGAACTGGTGCAAAGATGGGAATTCGTCCTGCAGGAAAAATTCGAGCAGGACCGGATGCGATTGATGGACTATCGGGAAGTCGATTTGGAATTAAAGGAATGGCTGATCAATCTACTTTATGAGGAAGTGAAGGAAAAAGATGAACGAAGTGAATACGGTACTTATGATGATCCTCTGCACGATGATCGGGTTTGCGATCGGGAATGTGTACGGACAGAACAAAATAAAGACGCTGATTCAGGATCTGATTACGAGGATGGTTTCCGGTTTGAAGCCGGAGCCGCCGAAGAAAGACTCCGAAACCTGATCGCGGCCGAGCCCGCAGAAGCTTATGAAGCAGAAGAGCCGGCAGCAGAAGATATTTACGAAAGCTATTATGACGAGATTGTAGAATACAAAAGCAATCTGAAGGCGAGACCAAAAAAGAAGAAGCACAAAAGAAAGTGAAAGGAATGATGTTTAATGGCTAACGTATCTGTTATCAGCAGATTGACGAGACCGATGATCCGTATCGGTAAAAACAGCTTACGGTTTTTTAATAAGAACAGCAACCTGATTCTGACGATCATCAGCGCTACCGGCGTTATTGTTACAGTGACTATGGCGGTTAAAGGGACTATCAAGGCGGTTAAACTCTACGAGGAAAAGATGCCTCACGGAACCAAAGAGATCGTTAAAACCGTATGGAAATGTTATATTCCGACTATCGGGGCCGTGATTCTGACCACGACCGCGATTCTTTGCAACGGAAAAATGAACGCGAAGAAGATCGCGGTGCTCACAAGCGCCTACGGATCGAGCGTTGAGGCACTGAAAGTAATGGAAGAAAAGATGGGCGAGATGATCGGACCCAAGAAGGCGCAGGCAGTTATCGATGAGGTGCACAGCCAGAGCGCCGAGGATCACAAACCCAAGAGCGAGCTGGATATTATGGACACCGGACACGGGGATGAGCTGTTTTTCATTGAGGACGTTGGACAGTGGATCAAGGCCAGCACGAACTGGATCGAACTGGCGCAGCTGAAGACGTGGAACGATCTTGACGACAGCAACGACTGGGACGAGAACGGCGACAGTTATATTCTGCTGAATGACGCGCTGGAGCATCTCGGAGGAAGAAAATGCTACATGGGCGGATCCAACGGATGGTACCTGAGCGATCTAAGGAATCTCGGACTGAAGGGACCGAGTTTCAGGGTATCGAGCAAGCGAATGGATATTAACGGCGAGAATCGGGCGGTCGGTACCATCTGGTTTGAACCTGAGGCTACGCCAATATGACTGGAACCGCCATGGCATAAGTACGAATTTGATCTGGACTGATATTTATGTGGGGACGCCGGGCCACAGCAAAGGGTGCCCGACACCGATGCGCCTGTCAGGGAGTGGGCAAATGAGCCTTAAGCTTAGTCGCATCAACATTCCGCCGGTCTCCCGGATTAAGGTTTGCCTGAGAGCCGCCATCCGGGAGATTTCTTTTATATTCTAAGAAAGGGGAGACCAATCTCATATGAAAAAGGCTTATCCGGATGAGTACGGAAAGACCACGATTAATGGCGAAAAGATGGAATGGCGATTCAAAAGAAGCAAAGGAGAATCCTTCTTTGGCATTCGAGGAAGCCGGATATTTGAACTTGAGATCAAGAAAGGCGGCAAAGTTTCCGCTCAGTATGAAAGAGGATGGGTAAAGCAGATTGCTAAAGACGACGAGGAGACAACACTCTGCCTTGAGCACATCCTGAATACGTACGGCAAGGAAAAGCCCAAAAAGAAAAAAGAAATGGGATCTGATATTTGAGAGGAGGAGACAGATGCCCGCAGAAGACGTCATGGCCCGTATGCGGGCATTAGTCAAGAGACTTAAAGAAACCAGCTACGCATACTATGTGCTGGATCAACCCATTATATCCGACATGCAGTGGGACCAGATGTACGACGAACTGAAGAAGCTTGAGAAAGAGACCGGCGTAATATTCCAGGACTCACCGACAAAAAAAGTCGGAGGCGAGACACTTTCAGGCTTTGAAACGCGCAGACATCTTGGAAGACTCTGGAGTATGGATAAAGTACAGTCCTTCGAAGAGTTGGAGGCATGGATGCAGAAAACTGAGAAGGCAGCTGGAAAAACAGGGCTTCAGTATTACGTTGAGTACAAATTCGACGGTTTGACGCTGAATCTGACCTATAACCACGGAAGGCTGGTTCAGGCGGCGACAAGAGGAAACGGAACCGTTGGTGAATCGATCTTGCCGCAAGCCATGACGATCGCATCTATTCCGCGACATATTCCATATCGAGGTCTTTTTGAGATTCAGGGCGAATGCATTATGCGTTTGTCTACGCTTGATAAGTACAACAAAACCGCCAAGGTTCCGCTTAAGAACGCACGGAACGCCGCGGCCGGGGGACTTCGCAATCTGGATCCAGGAGAAACCGCAAAGCGGCATCTGGACGCTTTCTTTTATCAGATCGGATATTCTAAGGACCTAAGGTTTCGGACGCAGAAGGAAATGCTCGATTTCATTCGTGAGCAAGGCTTTCAGGTAAGTCCTTATCTTGGAGAAGCTATAGGAATGGACGAGCTTGAAGCAAGAATCTGCGAAATAGAAAGCGAAAGACCAGATCTGGACTGGCTCATTGATGGAGCGGTCATCAAGGTAAGTGACTATGATATTCGAGATAAACTCGGATACACGGACAAATTTCCAAGGTGGGCCGTCGCCTATAAGTTCAAGGCGGAGGAATGCGTCACAAGACTGAACGGGATTTCCTGGGAGGTCGGACGAACCGGGAAGCTGACGCCGGTTGGACTGCTTGAAGACGTAAACTTCTACGGAGTTACGGTAAGAAAAGCTACGCTCAACTCCATGCGTGATATTCGCAGAAAGGGAATCGCCATTGGATGCGACGTATGGATCAGGCGAAGCAATGACGTGATTCCTGAGATCATGGGACGGACAGAAGGCAGGAGACCGGACGAAGAGGAGATTATCGAGCCAAAACTTTGTCCGGCTTGCGGAAGCAAACTTGTTAAACGCGGCGCGCATCTCTTTTGCATGAACAGGGATGACTGCAGGCCACAGGCGATTGCCAGAATCTCTCATTTCTCCGAAAGGGACGCGATGGACATTGACGGACTGAGCGAAAAAACGGCCGGTGTCCTTTACGACCACTGTCGTGTTCGGATTCCAAGCGACCTGTACAACCTGACAGAGAATGATATTTTAAGGCTGGAAGGTTTCAAGGATAAGAAAGCTAAGAATCTGATTTCCGAAATCGATAAAAGTCGGGAGTGTACATTGGACCGTTTTCTGTTTGCGATCGGAATTCCAAACGTCGGGAGGAAGACAGCAAGAGATCTGGCAACGCATTTCGGATCGCTGGAAGCGCTTCAGACCGCCACGATGGATGATCTGACAGAAATTCCGGATATTGGCGAGACTGTTGCTCAGAGTATTGTAGAGTTCTTCAGCTTCAGGGAGAACAGGACCATGATAGAGATGCTGCTTGACTCCGGAATCGAGATAAAGGAGACGTACGGATATTCCGGGGGACCATTTAATGGCATGAGTATCGTCGTTACCGGGAGACTAAGTACACTTGGAAGAAAAGACGCGGAGGAATTGATATTGGCAAATGGCGGTTCAGTATCATCTTCAGTCAGCAAAAAGACGGCGTTTGTCGTGGCCGGTGATGACGCAGGAAGCAAGCTCACAAGGGCCAGAGAACTTGGAATTGAGGTTATTGACGAAGAAGAATTTATGCTAAGGTGTATTAGAAGAAAGGAGAAATGAAAATGCAACATGATTTATGCACTACTAATATTGTGCTCGGCGACCCATATGTAACAACCGAGTGGATTTGTAATAATCCAATTTACAAAGCCCATTTGAATTTAAAAAGTGAGAATTTAGTATCGAATCTTTTAAATGATGCATACAAAGTAATAAAAAAATCTGATCCCATTCCAACCAAGATCATCCGTAGCGGCCCAGTAACTGTTATATTCTGGGAAGACGGAACAAAGACTCTTGTCAGGCGGGCCGAAGGGGCCCCGGACGATCCGTATCTGGCGTTCTGCGCCGGACTTGCCAAGAAGATCTATGGCAATAACTCGAAGGTTAAGAAACTGATTGATGAAAAGACTGTCGAAACAAAAGAAAAGGAGGAAAAGGACCAATGACTGAGATGCTGCAGATCAGGAGTGCAGAAAGATATTTTCAAGAGTACGGACGGGATGGAATCGGGAAGGGCGCAGACAAGTGGATGATCAAGAGACAGCTGATTGACGCGTTCCATAAAGAGATCTTCGGCCTCGTTGCCATGCGGGCTAAGAAGACCTTCAAAAATATTCCTCCTGAAGGAGATCCTGAAGCCATCCGTATCGCAAAGAACGTTATCCGCGACACACAGCGGAAGTGGGAGAAGCTGTGCTGGATGTTTGCTCAGTACAAGGAAACGAAGGATCTGCTGGAGTTCGATGATCTGAAGCTGGATGAGAATGATATTATGCGCGGGGTTATGATGCAGAATGCTAAGAAGGATACAAATGAGAACTGATCATTTATCGCGCACGAAAAACATGGAGCTAAATGAGAGGAACCATTCTCGAAGAACTCAACTTGATATTTGAAAGGAGAAAAAGGAAATGAGTAAGGAAATTGAAAAAAAGGTCGAAGAACTGAAGGAAGAACTGGGAGACAAGACGGAGACGGTTGCTGAAGAAGAAAGCAAGCTCCATAAGGTGATTGGATATGCACTGAAAGGACTCGCGCTGGTTGCGACTGGTCTGGTCGGTTTCTTTGTCGGACAGCATATCGGCGGAGGAAACAACGAGACCGAGACTCAGGAAGAAGAAAAGACTGAAGAGTAACAAAGATATTTCGGAGATGGTTCCCGAAAGAAAAGGCTAGGTTTCTAAAAAGGACTTAGCCTTTTTATTTTCCCATAAGCCATACGAAAGGAGCGCCGTAGGACCACATGCTCGACAATTTTACCCGGAAACTGGCGAAAAAAATGGGCAAGTCCGTACAGGAAACTATGCAGCCAATTGTGAAGGAGACTTCACAAAAAGTGGACCGCAAGGTGGATTTATATTCCAGGATTCTAAGACTCGGTGTGCTGGTCTTTCTCTTCATTGAAGGGACCAAGAAAGTGTCCAGCGCATACAGAGAGCCGGAAAACCACCCAAACCAGATCATTATTAACAACTACATCGAACGAAAAGACGAGCACGAGAAAGGAGCGTGAACGGGCATATGGATTTGAATAAAGAACTTCAGGAACTGAAAGAAAGCGTGACCCCACTTTCCACGGTCAAGTTCATCACAGGGACGCTGATATCTCTCGGAGCGGCAGCCGCGGTAGTCGGACTTTTTAAGAACCCAGTCGAAAGTTCCAAGGGACTGACTAAACTCATGATGAAGCTCGGGATATTTATCCTTGGATGCAAGGCCGGCGACGTTGCGGAGAAATATTTTAACGAAACAGTAGACGAAACGATCAAGACCTTTAAAGAAACTCAAGAGGAGATGAAGACGGCATGAGTAATGTGCCAATGAGTGGAGACTTACCGTCCAACAGCCATAAAAGCCAGGAGCAACAGCAGCAAAAAGATAATCGTCCGGCTATTCCGGAATTTAACGGAGAGGTTGCCGGTGTAAAGAGAAAGCAGAAGGGAGGAAGCTTTGTCAGGTGGCTTAGAAAGATGTTTCTCAGCGATCAGAAGCCGAGCGACATCCTTAAGCAGGTCGTTGAGCAGCAGATTGTACCGGGCATTAAGGATAATTTCCGCAACAGCCTGGTTTCGAGCGTGGATATGTTCATCTACCAGAGCGCCAAACCGAACGCGACGCAGAATAATAACGTCGCATACGGAAAGATATTCAACTCCCAGTCAAATACAAACAAGCCTAAAACCCAGACCAATCAGGAAGAGACTCCGGACATGAATAAAGGCTTCACCAACCCGTGCTTTAAGAGCAAGATGGACGCGACAAGCTTCCTGATCATGATGAAGGAATACGACTATCCGACGCTTAGTGTCCATACATTATATATGATGCGGAAGCAGCACATCGACTATACATGGGACGCCTATGGATGGACAAGAGAAGAGATTCAGAACGTACAGGTTGTGCACATCAATAATCCTGACTATCCCTGGATGATCGACCTGCCATCCGCTCATGTGATCAGCTGACCATAGCTATTATATTTTCAAAAAGGAGAGGATGCCTATGAGTATGCTCAGCATGGTAAAGAACCTTCCGGCCATGATCAAACGCGGCGGAGGAAAATTGATATTTAAGATCAGCAAAAACAAACCTCAGATCCTGTTTGGAGCCGGAACAATCATCACCGTCGGAGGATTTGTGTGGGCGGTTATTAACGCCCGGAAACTGAATGAACTGATCGACGAGGGTGAAGCCGCGATCGAAGATATTCAAATGAGAATCGATGAGGCGAAGAACCCCGAAAACAATCTAGACGAAAAGCAGGCAAAGACAACCATCACGGTTCTTGAGAAAGATCTTACAAAGGCAAAGGCTGATAACATCATGCGGATGTTTTTCCTGATCGGTCTTCCGACAATTACTTTCGCAGGCGGCCTCAGCCTTATGGTCGGCGGGCACATTATATTATTCAAACGGTTTGGAGCGGTGTCGGCATCTCTTGCCAGTCTTGAGCGAATCTTCGAAAGATATCGGCAGATGAATATCGCGGAGCACGGCGAAGAATGCGACAGGCGATACCGCTACGGCATCATCGGAGAGGCGGACACTGAAACTGCCATTACCGATCCGGAGGGCAAAGAGAAGAATGTTCAGTGCAAGGTGCCGGTAGTAGACGAAAGAAATGCGGCCTCACTGTATACATTTATATTCTCGGAGGAAACCTCCAGGAAATGCCCAAAGGACCCGGTGTCGACGATCTCCTTCCTCAGATGTCAGGAGAAATACTGGAACATGTGGATGGGTGCGAACGGCAAGCCAGTGACTCTTTCCATGGTACTGGACGACCTGGGAATAGAACTTGATCCTAACGACCCGGTGAATGATTATATTCTCATCGCAGGATGGCGTCCGAACGGGGATGGAGACAACCGAATCGACTTCGGTATCATGCGGGCCATTAACAAACCTACGCTTGATATGACGGAGAATGTTGTAGTGCTGAACTTCAACTGCGACGGCAACATCTATCACTCAACCAGATACGATAAGAACGGAAAGAAGGTGTGTTAAGACCATGATCAAATTGAAAGTGGGCGGAATGATATTAACCGGATTCGCCGCGTTCCTGGTGGCGGAGAAAATCGTGGGAATGTTGAACCAGGCAGTCATCGGCTGCTGTGAGGCTTCCAAGTGGAAGGGATATTACCGCTGCTGGAGCAAGGGGCAGGCCAAAGGTGACCCTGTTCCGCCTGGATATTCCATGACAACTCGTCCTGACGGGGCTGATTATGAGGTCGTATACGACCCGAGCGGAAAGGACCACCAGCATGATAATGAGCCAAAAGAAGAGGGAAAGCATGATCACAGCGACACCGTAAAGACCGTCTGTGAGGCCATGAAGATCGTTGCAGAAAAGGTGATTGATTCCCTTACCAAGCGGCCAGACGAGCCAGAAGAGGCCAAAGAAGGCGATTCAGAGGCATCTGGAGAGGACGAAATTACCGGAACCAATCCTGCGTATGAGAACGTGAATGATATTTTCAAGGACTTCGATAAGGAGTCTGTATCTGACAAGTATTCTTATACGGACAGCGAGAAGACGGAAGTAAAGGAGACAGACCAGGATGAAACCGTGGATTAAGATTTTAATCGGCGTGGTTTCGGGATTCGCCGGTGGCTTTGCTGCCGGCTTCCTTTGCCACAAGAAGCTGAATGATATTCAGTTTGAAGAGATCGACGAAGCAGAGATGCAGGCAATCGAAGAGAGCATAAATAAGGACAAGAAAGAAGGGGGCGCCGATGTGGTGCCTCCTTTTTTTCATGCTGTTGAAAACGCGGACCCTCAGGATACGGACGAGATGCGAAACGCCATGCAGGGAAAGGTGAAGTATGTAAAGGCTGATCCTGAAGCGCAGGAGCGTTTTCATGGGACGTGGGAGACCGTTCGTGGATATTCTGACGAGGAAAACGCTGACAGTCTTCCAATCGATCCTGAGGAAGGATTGGACGAGGAATTTCTCGAGATGATCGAGCAGGAAGAGATCGATCCAGGACAGATCGAGCCGCCTCATGTGATATCCTTGAGCGAATTCTATAACGAGAGGCCCGAGTACGACAAGATCACCATTGACTGGTATGAGCCGGACAATGTGTATCTGGACGAGAATGAAGAGATTATTGCGGATATTCAGAGCTATGTGGGACTCAACGCGGCGACGCTTTTCGCTAAGAACGGTCCGCAGGATGACCCTGATATTCGATTTGTGAGAAACGAACAGTACGGAAGCGACTATGAGATTGTCCGGCATCACAGAAGCTACCGTGAAACTCTCGGAGAGGGGTAAAAGATATTTATGCACGGTAATGATCCATACTTTGACTGGCTGTGCATTATGATCAACAACCGTAACTATACAGAGCTGGCCCGGAGTCTTCACTCCATCGAGTTCCGGGCTAAGCTTCCCGCTGATCAGAACAGAGGTATGGACGGAATGCACCTTAGGGTGGATTTTATTGAGAGGCACGGGGCCTTCGGTTCATCAACGAATCGGGGGCCCTGTACCATGCTTGAGTTTCTAATCGGGATTGCGAAGCATATGAGCTTCCTCATGCATGGGAACGAGAGTGATCATCGCACGGCTTATTATTTTTGGGTTCTGATCCGAAACATTGGGCTGGACAAATGCAAGGACGAGAACTGGTATACCATGAACGGCGACTTCTATGTTGAGGATGCCGTGGACAGGATATTAAACAGGCAGTATGACCGAAATGGAAAAGGCGGGCTTTTTCCCCTGAAGAAATCTTCGCAGGATCAAAGAAAGGTTGAGATCTGGTATCAGATGCACGCCTGGCTGGGGGAAAATAGCGAGATTGCGCTGGACATCTGAAAAGAGATCAAGATTGGACACATAAGGACATAGAATTATATTTTTCGGGTGAATGAGGATGAAAAAGGTCTTACTTGTGATTCTTCTGGCCGTATGCATCTTTATTGTAACAGGATGCAAGAGCATCGATTACGGAACGGTCATTAGCAAACGGTATGCCCACGCTTACAGAAGCTACCAGCCATATGTCATGCGCATTGGAAATCAAACAAGAGTCATGGGAAGATGGATAAATCATGATGATGAATGGGCAATTCTTGTGGAGAACGAAGACGGAAAAGAGTGGTGGGTCGTATCGAAAAGCTTCTATGACTCTATTGATGTTGGGGATACGGTGGACAGAAGAGAACAGCGTTGAGAGGCATGTGAATGAAAATGGAGCTTGGACTACAGGAAACGGGATTTACCTGCGACGACTGCAGATGGAAGATTGAACGCGGGGAATGTCCATGGGGTTTTGATTATGATGAGAAGCATCCGTATGCGGAAGACTGTTGTGATTTTCGGAATGTAAGAGTTCCGGAAAGTGAGTTTAAAGAGTGATTGAAGAGGACTTTAAGAGTCCTTACGGTTACGGACGAAAGGAGCGAGAATTTGATAAACTTTAATTTAGCTCATATGAGTTATCTGGACAATGTATTCAGGCAGCATGGATCCATGCTATACCGAAATAGTCCAAGAAGCATAAAATGCTGGCAAAGGGTTCTCAGTGCATTAAACACGTATGAATTAAATCTCAACGGAAAAGGAATGCACAACGATGAACTGATTATTGGGAATCCGGAAGTAACAATCGAGTTTACGAACGAGATGGATCAATTTGTTGCTGATCATATTTACGAACTGACAGCGGTTAGCCGTGATATTTCAGGTAACTGGAAAACGGCTAAAGAAGCGCTTGAAAAGTACGCATTTGACCTTCTTAGCGCTGCTTGATTTTTGTAACAAAATTTCGGTTTGTAACAAAATTTTTCAGAAATTTGGAACGAAAAATGCGCAAAAAATGGCTTGTAACAGAATTTGGCTGTTACAAAACCAATTTTGTTACATTTTTGTTACAGTGTCTAGCCCTTATAAATCAACGGTTCCAGCGTTTTTGTAACAATGTAACAGCATTTTCTCATATTAATTATAAAAATTAAAAATATAAATAATATGAAATCGCTGTTACATTGTTACATTGTTACAAATCGTAAAATACGAGAAGAAAGGAGGATTGAGCCATGGCATGAATTATAAGTTTTTTGAAATAAAAAAATTTACAAATAAGTTTGGTTTCGAAGAAATATATCCTGACTTTATGACGAAGAAGACGGATGACTTCATGATTCGAGGCGGCAAGTTCTATGCCATTTTAAATCCTGAAACTGGGATGTGGATAACGGATGAATACTATGTTCAGATATTTGTCGATCAGGCGTTAAAGGACTATGAAAAGAAAGAGATTGAGAACGATCCAACTCTGGAAGGCAAAACCCTTGTTCGCACACTGACCGGTTTTAAAAACAAAACGTGGAAAGAATATCGGGACTATGTAAACAGCCAGCCCGATCGATACAATCAATTGGACGATAAGATCTGCTTTGAAGATACTCCGGTAAAGGCAAAGGATTATATTTCGAAACGACTTACTTATTCACTAAAAGACGGGCCTTGCGAAGCGTGGGACCAGCTTGTCGGTACTTTGTACGAGCCAAGGGAACGAGAAAAGATCGAATGGGCGATAGGATCTATTATATCCGGAGAAAGTAAAAGTATTCAGAAGTTTCTGGTGCTTTATGGCGAGCCCGGATCAGGTAAAGGCACAATTCTTAACATCATACAGAATGAACTGTTCCCTGGATATTATGAAGTATTTGATGCAAAGACCCTTAGCAATAGCAATAATAATTTCTCGTTTGAGCAGTTTCGGTCTAATCCGCTATTGGCCATTCAAATGGACGGCGATCTGTCAAAGATTCAGGATAACACGAAACTCAACAGCTTGATAAGCCATGAAACCGTGGTGATGAATGAGAAGCGGAAACAGAGTTATAATTTTAAACCGCGTTGTTTTCTGTTTATGGCTTCAAATAATCCGGTTGATATTAATGGCAGTAAAAGCGGAATCATTCGAAGGCTGATCGACGTAAATCCGAGCGGAAGAACTTTGCCGTCAAAAGAATACGACAAGCTCATGGGCCAGATTCATTTTGAACGGGGACAGATAGCAAAGCATTGCCTGGATGTTTTTCAGAAACTTGGGAAGAATGCATACAATGGTTACAAGCCTCAGCAGATGATGGAACTTACAAATCCGATTTACAACTTTGTACTTGACGCATACTCTGAACTGTTTCTTGAGAATCCAGAAGGAATCAGTGCAAAAGAAGCTTATAAGTTATGGACCGATTACTGCGAGGTTAATAAGATTACGAGTCCTGGCACGCAATACAAGTTTAAAGAAGAGCTAAAAAGCTATTTCAATGAATACACAGAGATGAAGCGCGTGTCTAAAACTGAGGTTGTCAGAGGGTGGTTTAGTGGCGGACCGAACAAAGCCATGGTAAATGATCCTAATAACGGGCGGAAGTATATTCCTCATAATGATCCGACGTTAGGCTTGGTTCTGGATCAGAGTCACAGTCTTTTGGATGATATTCTGAAAGACTGTCAGGCTCAGTATGCCGAGGAAGACGGCCGAGGCGGAAGCAAGCCAATTACAGGATGGACCGGATGCTCTACAACGCTTAAAGATCTTGATACTACAAAGCTTCATTTTGTTCGGGTTCCGAGTAACCACATCGTGATTGATTTCGATCTGAAGAATGAAAAAGGCGAGAAAGATGCGATGCTGAATCTGGAAGCGGCAGATAAGTGGCCAAGAACTTACGCGGAATACAGCCAGGGAGGAAAAGGCGTTCACCTGCATTATATTTATGACGGGGATCCAAACGAACTGGCCAGTCTGTATGCAAAGGACATTGAGATTAAGGTCTATAAAGGAAAAAGCAGTCTTAGGCGCAGACTGAGCCTTTGCAATAACATTCCTGTAGCTACTATCAGCGAAGGACTTCCTAAGAAGGAGGTGGTTGATAATTTGGTTGACTTTGAAGCAGTAAAAGACGAAAGGCATTTGATCAATATTATTAGTAAATGCCTGAGAAAAGATATTTCACAGCCGTACACCGCGCCCGCCATGAGCCTTATTAAAAAGACACTGGACGACGCTTATGCGGCAGGAATTAAGTATGACGTGACGGACATGCGGCCGGCAATAAAAGCTTTTGCCGCGAAGAGCCATCATCAGAAAGATATTTGCATGAAGATGGCGGAGGAACTGCATTACATGGGAAAGCCTTTAGAGAACGCCGCAGGAGGCACAGAATCGGCTCCAGAATCGCCTGTGACAGCCAAAACAGACCAGAGTACGGATGTTTCGGAGAAAGGCTCAGAAGGGGCTTCTAAACCATATGGAGGCTATCTCCCGATTGATAATCAGGATGGACTGAAATACGCCGATATTGAAACCCGTCCTATTCAGAAATACTCAAGCGACCTGCCGGTATTCTTTGATATTGAGGTCTTTCCGAATCTTCTGCTTGTGAACTGGAAGGAGGCCGGAGAAGGCAAGGGAGTCGTCAGGATGATCAATCCGACGAGAGCTGAGATCGGTGAACTGTTTAGGAAGAAGCTTATCGGATTCAACTGTCGACGGTATGACAACCACATTCTTTATGCAAGATACCGTGGGTATGATATCGAAGGACTATATCGGCTGAGCCAGCGGATTATCAGCGGAAGCAAGAACGCCATGTTCGGAAACGCCTATGATATTTCTTACACAGACGTGTATGACTTCGCGGCGAAGAAGCAGAGCCTGAAGAAATGGGAAATCGAACTTGGGATTCACCATCAGGAACTGGGACTGCCGTGGGATCAGCCTGTGCCAGAAGAGAGATGGCCGGAAGTAGCGGCTTACTGCGACAACGACGTTATCGCCACTGAAGCGGTGTTTAATCATCTGGCCGGAGACTTTAAGGCGAGAGAGATTCTGGCGGACATTGCTGGAATGAAAGTGAACGATACGACCAACAGCCTTACTACCAGAATTATATTTGGGGACGATCCCAATCCGCAGAGGCAGTTTGTATACCCGGATCTGGCAAAGAAGTTTCCGGGATACGTTTTTGAGAACGGTAAGAGCTTTCTGAACGGAGTCGAGATCGGCGAAGGCGGAAGAGTCTACGCCGTTCCCGGGATTCATCACCATGTGATCACCTATGACGTTGCCAGTATGCATCCTTCCAGCATCATTGCGGAGAACGGATTTGGAAAATACACGGAGAGGTTCAAGCAGCTGCTTGATATTCGGATTGCCATCAAGCATAAGGACTTCGAGAAGGCCGCTCAGATGCTTGACGGGAAGCTGGCCAAGTATCTTACGGACAAGGACCAGGCAAAGGCTCTCAGCCAGGCGCTGAAGATTGCTATCAACAGCGTATACGGACTTACCGCCGCAGGGTTTGATAACAAGTTCCGTGATCCGAGGAATAAGGACAACTGGGTAGCCAAGCGCGGAGCGCTGTTTATCGAAACCTTAAGGCTGAAAGTGACTGAAATGGGCGGCAAGGTGGTTCACATTAAGACCGATTCCATCAAGGTTGAAGAGCCGACTCCCGAGATTACGAATTATATTCTTGAATTCGGGAAACAGTGGGGCTACACCTTCGAGGTTGAGGACATCTATGAGAAGATGTGCCTTGTGAACGACGCTGTGTATGTGGCACTGCGGGACAAGGAAGATCCCAGCTGGAAGGATGAGTGCGAAAAGGCAAAGAAGCAGGGAAGGATTGATATTCCGACCCGGTGGACCGCGACAGGCGCTCAGTTTCAGCACCCGTATGTGTTCAAGCACCTTTTCAGCGGAGAGGAAGTCGAATTCCGGGATCTGTGTGAAACCAAAACCGTGACTAGCGCTTTATATTTGGACATGAATGAGAACCTGAGCGACGTAAGCGATTATGAGAAGGATCTGGAAAAGCTTATCAAGCGGGCAAAGACACTTTTGAAGGCGAATGGATATTCCGGAAGCTGGGAAGACTGGCCCGAATGGAGAAAGCAGAATCCCGATGCCGAGGATCAGCATGGAGGTATGATCTATGCTGAGCTGGACGATCTGGTGAAAGATGAGAATGTGCTGAGGGAGCTGATCTCCAAAGGACACAATTATATTTTCATCGGAAGAGCAGGAAGTTTCTGTCCTGTGCTGAAGGGCATGGGCGGAGGCATTCTTGTGAGAGAAAAAGACGGAAAGTTTTATGCCGCTACAGGAAGCAAGGGCTTTAGATGGCGAGAAAGCGAAAGCCTGCTTGGCGCGGATCGGATGAACATGATCGACATGGGATATTTCGAGAGCCTGGCTATCATGGCCAAAGAAGCTATCGAGAAATACGGCAGTTTCGAGAAGTTCGTTCAGGAGGATGACTCCTCTTCTTTGATATTTGACGAGGCCGCTGAGAAAGCGGCTAAAAAGAATGGCGAGCCCGGAGTTCCAAAGTGGCTTCCTCCATGCGGAGATGGAAAGTATGATAATTGCTATGACTGCCCTCTCTTTGAAGTAGAGAAAATTCCGCCGGAATGCAAAAGAGGGTATGACCTGAGCCGCTTCTTCACTGTAAATGAAGCGGCCGTTTGATATTTGAAAGGAGAATAAAAATATGTCTTACGAAAACAATAACAACGCTGCCCGGAAATTCATTGAGCCCCTGGTGATTAAAGATGCCCATATCGTTATGAAGACCCGCAACTTTTCCGGAAACAATCCCGGAAAGTTTGACAGGCCCGGCGCGAGGAACTTCAGCATCTTCCTCGATCCCGAGAAGGTTGATATTCAGAAGCTGCAGGAAGAGGGATGGAATGTGAAGGTCGGAAAGCCGAATCCGGAAGACCCGGATGATATTCCCAGCTGCTTCCTCAGGATTCACGCCAACTGGTTCCCGCTGGACGACCGTCGGAGCGGCATGAACCCTATGATTATCAAGATCGTCGGCAATGAACAGATCCGGCTGGATGAGGAAACCGTTAAATGCCTTGACACCGATGAGATCCTGAAATGCAATTTGACGATTACGGGACGGTATATGGAAAGTCCGACCTATACCGGTGTTGTCAGCTATCTGAAGAAGATGGTGGTGCAGGTCAGCGATGACAGCGATATGGCCGACATGTTCGAAGGGATGGAAACCGACTCTGTGGAAGTGCCCTTTTAATTATATTTGGGAGGACATGAAATGAGCGACAAGTATGACGAGTATCTGAAAGAACATATTGCTAATGTCAGGAAGGGAATATTGTGGTTTTATGAGCACATAAATGATATTCCGATTAGCCGCCCTCTTTTGGTAAAGCTCGCGGATCAACATGATTTCAGTAAATTGTCCGCGGAAGAATACGATGCCTACGATGAATATTTCTACGGCAAAGAAGGAAAGGATGAGAAAGAGCTTCAGAATATTGACGAAGCTTTTGATTATGCCTGGCTCAGTCATATTCATCATAACAAGCATCATTGGCAGTATTGGGTGCTTCAAGAAGACGAAGGAAAAACAAAAGCGCTTGAAATTCCGGAAGAATACGTTTATGAGATGATCGCCGACTGGTGGAGTTTTAGCTGGAGAAGCGGAAATCTGAATGAGATATTCGACTGGTACGAAAAGCATAAGGACAAAATGATATTACACCCGGAGACAAGAAAACTGGTCGAAAAAATTCTGGAGATCATGAAGGACAAACTGGACGAGCAAAAGTCCCTTTGATATTCAATATCGAATGGAGGCAGATTTAAATGACTTACAGAGATATGGCTATTTCAGCATGTAAAATAGCCGGAGAGGAATTAATTCAACGTGCAGAAGAACTAATCGCGAACACGGAAGGAATCAAGGACATTGATATTTGGATTCGAATTCCGTCGCTAAGCGACGATCCATGTTGCGTTCCGGAGCTTCAGGTAACGACTAATGTTTATCCAAAGCGGACTAACATTTGTAAGCTCATCGAAGAAGCGACAAAAATGGAAGATGATCAGTTAAATGCAAGTAACGCTGTTTGATCACCAGCGGAAAGCTCTTGATAAGCTGCATTCCGGCTCCATCCTTTGCGGTGGGGTCGGAAGCGGCAAGAGCATCACCGGAATCGCCTATTACTTTAAGACGGAAGTAGTTCCCAAAAAGGAGAAATGGCGAAATTTATATATCATCACGACAGCAAGAAAACGGGACACAATGGAATGGGATCACGAGTGCGCCAGGTTTGGGCTGGGCACGGACCCAGAGTGCAGTCTGCATGGAATTAGGGTCGTTATTGACAGCTGGAACAACATCGGAAAGTATGTGAACGTGACAGACGCGTTTTTTATATTTGACGAGCAGCGGGTTGTCGGATACGGCACATGGGTGAAGAGCTTTCTGAAAATCACAAAAGTCAACCCATGGATTCTGCTCAGCGCCACACCGGGCGATACCTGGATGGACTATGTGCCGGTGTTCATTGCCAATGGATATTACAAGAACAAGACGGAATTTTGCAGAAGGCATGTTGTATACAACAGGTTCGTGAAGTATCCGCAGGTCAGCCGGTATGTGGAAGAGAAGCGGCTGAACCGGCTCAGGAATGATATTCTGGTGACTATGGACTTCCAGAGGGAAACGGTAGCCCATCATGAACGGATCATGGTTGGATTCGATCAAGAAAAGTACAACGGGATCATGCGTAACCGATGGAACATCTATAAAGATCAGCCGATTAAGGAGGCAAGCGAACTGTGCCAGACACTTAGACGGCTGGTCGGAAGTGACCCGGAACGGACAAATGCTATTATGCGAATTCTGAAAACCCATCGGAAGGCAATTATATTTTACAATTATGACTATGAGCTGGAGATCCTTAGGGCCTTGCCGATTCAGAAGGCCGAATGGAACGGGCACAGGCATGACCCGATTCCGGAAGGCGACGAATGGGTGTATCTGGTGCAGTATACAGCAGGAGCTGAGGGCTGGAACTGTATCACAACAGACACTATTATATTTTACAGCCAGAGCTACAGCTACAAGGCCATGATTCAGGCGGCCGGAAGAATCGACAGATTGAATACTCCGTACAGGGATCTGTGGTATTATCATCTTGTCAGCTACAGTAAAATTGATATTGCCATTCTAAGGGCACTGAAGAACAAGAAAAACTTTAACGAAAGCGCTTTTGCCGCTGCCTGAGCTTTTTTCGCGCTTTTGATATTTTTTCAGGGACCACGCACGAAAAACATGGACTTATATGGAAGGAGGATGACCCTGTGCCACAGAGCCATCCTCTTTTCCATACGATATCAAGGACATGCCTTGTTATATTTTCTCCTTTTTGCGATGTGCATTAAAGAAAAATTTAAATCAGTTCGGAGGTTTAACGGACGTAATGAAAAAGTGAGACGCCGCTGAATAAAAAACAACCGCAATGAATTTGATATTTGTGGTTTAAAGTTTTCTTTAACTCATAAAGCAAGATAGAAAAGTGCAATTAATGGAATCTGTAAAAAGCCGTGAAAGCGTTGAGAAGTAACGACAAACAAGAAGCTTGCCAAAAAATAAGTATTGATTTTTTCAAGAACAGTGTGGTATAGTAGCAACGAGACGAAAGGCACACTACTTCCAATCGTCGATGTTTACTTTATCGCTTTTTGGCTTTTTGAAAGGAGACTCTTTAACGATGGCCAGAGAAAGCCAGTTTCAGGCGAAACTTATCCGGAAGCTGAAGGAACGGTTTCCAGGATGCATTGTTTTGAAGAACGATGCTAATTATATTCAGGGCTTTCCCGACCTAACTGTCCTGTACAGAAACCATAAGTGGGCCCTTCTTGAATGCAAGCGTGAAAATGAAGCTCATAAACAACCGAATCAGGAATACTACATTCAAAAAGGCAATGAGATGGGATTCGCCCGCTTCATTTGCCCCGAAAACGAGGAGGAAGTTTTAAATGATCTTCAACAAGCATTTGGAGCTTGAGGGAAGACACGCCATTCTTAGCCCAAGCAAGCATTACTGGCTGAACTACGACGATGAGGGACTAATGCGGAATTATATTTCCTCATTTGCTACCGAGATCGGAACTCTGGTTCACGAATATGCTTCAGATCGGATTAGATTCCGGCTTCCAATGGACGTGAACAATGAGGAAGCCAAAAATTCTCTTCTCGTGTTTCTGCTGAAAAACGGTATTCCGTTTCGAGTCATTGATCTGGATCGTATATTTTACAATCTTGTCCCGTACATCAATGACGCGATAGGATACAAGATGGAAAGCGAAATACAGTTGAAATACTCAGACCTCTGTTTTGGCACAGCCGATGCGATTGGAGTTAGACGGAACTGGCTGCGGATTCATGATTTGAAGACCGGGCAAACTCCGGCCAGCATGGATCAGCTACTGTGTTATGCCGGATTATTCTTTTTGGAGTACAAAAGGGATTACCGACCGCAAACCATGAAAACAGAGCTTAGGATTTATCAAAATCAAGAGGTCCTAATTTCCCAGCCTTCCTCTGAAGAGATCAAGGCTGTTATGGATAAAATCATTCATGGAGACTCTGTGCTTACCAAAAAACTAATGGAGGTATGAGACAATGGAGAACCTGGACCGGAACTGGGTGTACATGGACGAATTATATTTGTCCGACAAAGACTACATCGAGCATTACGGAACCCCAAGACATTCAGGACGTTATCCGTGGGGCTCTGGAGACAACCCTTATCAGAGGCATGCTGACTTTTTGGCAAATTACCAGAAGCTGAAGGACAGGGGAATGTCTCAGACGGAGATCGCCAAGAGTATGAATATGACAACTTCCGTACTGAGAGCTAAAGTTTCCTATGCGACTGACACTTTGAGACAGCAGCAGGTTGATATGGCGATGAAGCTGAAGGATAAAGGATATTCTAATCCGGCTATCGCTAAGCGAATGGGACTCCCCAGCGAAAGCTCTGTTCGTTCTTTGTTAAAGGAAAAGAGCAACATCCGCGCCCAGCAGACGGAAAACCTGATGAACGTTCTTAAAAACACGGTCGAAGAGAAGAAGTATGTTGACGTCGGCGGCGGCTCTGAACTGCGGCTGAACGTCAGCGAACAGAAACTGAAGAATGCCTGCATACTGCTTGAAGAAGAAGGGTATAAAATTACCACTTTCCAGACGCAGCAGGCAGGAACCCCTTATAAAACAACGATTAAAGTCTTAACCAAGAGTGATGTTCCGCGGTCGGAAATCAATCAGCATCGTGGCGAAATCGCGATCCCGAATTATTATTCCGAGGATCACGGATTTACTATGAAGCCGATTGAAAAGCCAATAGCTATTGACGGCAAGCGGATCATGGTTAGATATTCTGAAGATGGCGGTAAAGAGAGGGACGGAACAATTGAGCTCCGTCGTGGGGTTGAGGATATCAGTCTACATAATGCGCTGTATGCTCAGGTCCGAATTGCTGTAAAGCAGGATCCTTCCGCAGAGGATGGAAGCCATTATCTTAAGGGTATGGCTCTCTACTGTCCGGATGAAAGCGCTATGCCGCCAGGAGTTGACATTATATTTAACACGAACAAGCCTCGTGGAACAGAGATCTTTGGCGAGACAACCGATACTTCTGTTTTGAAGCCTATAAAGAAGGATGCTGATCCCGCGAACCCCTTTGGAGCCACTATCAAAGATGATGAGACTTTGATTCGGGCACAGCGGCATTATATTGGTGCAGATGGGAAAGAACATCTTTCCGCACTGAATATCGTTAATGAGGAAGGCAATTGGGGCGATTGGGCAAAGACCCTTTCAAGTCAGTTTCTGGCTAAACAGAACACGTCGTTGATTCGCACACAGCTGAAAGAGGCGTATGATATTCGAAAGGAACAGTTTGACGAGATTGGCATGATGACCAATCCAGCTGTTCGAAAGAAATTATATTCCAGTTTTGCTGATGACTGTGATGCGGCGGCGGTTCACCTTAAAGGCGCTTCTATGCCGAGGCAGAGAAGTCAAGTGATATTACCCATGCCGTGGCTGAAAGAGAACGAGGTTTATGCTCCGAACTACCACGATGGCGAGACAGTCGTCCTCATTAGATATCCTCATTCGGGGCTTTTCGAAATCCCTGAGCTTACGGTGAACAACCGGGATGAAAAAGCAAGGAGCATGCTAAGACGCCCTGACGGTACGGATGCTATGGACGCTATTGGCATTCATCCTAAAGCTGCTCAAAAGCTTTCTGGTGCCGACTTTGACGGTGACACAGTTCTTGTGATACCCAATAATGATAGGCGTGTTCAGTCAAGACCTCTTATGGAGTCTTTGAGAAACTTTGATCCGGATCAGTACCAGCTTCCTCATGATGCTCCTAAGGTGGATAAAGCTCACGGCTTTAATAAACAGCAGGAAATGGGCAAAGTTTCCAATCTGATAACTGACATGACCATTAAAGGCGCAGATCTTGATGAAATTGCAAGAGCCGTTAAGCATTCTATGGTAGTTATCGATGCTGAGAAGCACCATTTGGATTGGAAGAAGTCTGCTCTTGATAACGGAATTTCTGAACTCAAAGCTAAGTATCAGGGCGGTCCTGATGCTGGGGCCTCGACTTTGATCTCCAGATCAAAAGGACAGGCTCATCCGTTAGATAGAAAACTGCTGACAAACCCAAAGTTAATGACTCCCGAACAGCGTGAACGTTTCTACAACGGTGAAAAGATTTATGTAGAAACGGGAAGAACACGAATTGATAAGAAGACGGGCAAAGAAGTACCGATTAGGATTTCTTCAACTAAGATGGCTGAGGTCAGCGATGCTAATAAGCTTTCTTCTGGAACAATTCAGGAAACCATCTATGCCAACTTCGCTAATAGGCTTAAGACTTTAGCAAACGAAGCAAGAAAGGCTGCTATCCTTACAGAGCCTGATAAGTATTCACCTTCAGCCAAAAAGGCATACGCTTCAGAAGTGGAGTCGCTTAACAGAAAGCTATATTTGGCAGAGCTTAATCGTCCTTTGGAAAGAAAAGCCCAACTTCTGATGAATCAAAAGCTTCGTGCATATATGCAGGACAATCCAGACATGGATAGTGATGAAATTCGGAAGCTTCGTGGCCGTTTGATAAAGGAATCTAGGATGGTCGTTGGAGCAAAGAAGAATCCTGTTGAGATCTCGGATCGAGAATGGGAAGCGATTCAGGCCCATGCAGTATCGTATAATACTTTAACAAAAATATTAAACAATTCTGATATGGACCATATTAAACAGCTTTCTATGCCTCGTAGCAGCCCTGTCATGTCTCAAGCTAAGATAGCAAGAGCTAAGAACATGTTTAACCAAGGCCGTACAAGAGATGAGATAGCCGAAGCATTGGACGTATCTGTATCTACTTTACTTAAGGCTTTGGAATAAAGCAATTTTCCATATTTTAAAAGAACGAAAAGGATGAATTGGCAAGTACTAAATGGTTGCTATGCTGATTCAAAACGCGACCTATAATGATACATTGAGTTTATGTGGCACTAATTAGCAGTTAAAACTGTCAAATTAGTGTCTTTTATTGCCTCAATAGAGTAAACAAGGAGGTTTTAGGTATGGATAGTTTAAAAAAGAATCCCGAAATCGCCTTGAGTACATCTGACAACCCTTACAGTCCATTAACCGATTATGATAGTTGGGCGGCCTATGATCATCAGCATGGTTACAACACTGCTGAATACTTAGCTCGAATCGTACGAACTACGAATGAATACGGTGACGATACCTACACAGATGACATAGAAAGAGCGATTGACGAAATCGTGCTTCTCAACCTAATCTCTTGGACAAACGAAGGCATTTCGTACATCAAGGTGGTCGGTAAACCAGAAGCTGCAATGGCTTAAGTAGCACAAACCAAATTTCCATATTTAGCAAATGGGTTCTTAACTAATCAAAAAGACCTATTGATGAGTCATTAGTATGAAATACAGATGAAAACAGTGGTGGCTCATTAAGAACAATCGATAAAAAGTGCTTTGCGATCCAATCCATTGTGTAAGCAAATGCATCCATCTATTATGGAAGTTAGTAAACCAGAAACTGTGACGACATTAGTATCGTCGATTGAATCGTAATGTCTGACAAACTAACTTCCAATCGATTAAAAGTTCTTATCGATGACCGCTCGAAGTAATCTAACAATAATTCATAACTAATTCACTTTATAAAATATGGAAACTTGGACCCCCGGGGGTAGGTCGGCTATAGATCATACTATCTATGAT